TCAGATATTCAAGCTTTATGACTTCATTGATGTGAAGGTCATCAATGACTGGAAAGCAATCATAATAAGCTTTGACACCTACTTCAACACCCTTTTCAATTCCAGTGTGGATTGCGGTTCCAAGATACAGTGCATTGTCAGCGTTATCCGCTGGAATGGTCTTGATCCTGTCCACATATCGCAACTTGTACTTATAAGGGCATTGCTTGAATGAATCAACTCTACTGTGTGAAAATTGCGCCATCTACTCACCACCTTTCAATTTTATGATCATTTCTTTGAAGCTTTCAAAGTCCTTTGGATAAAGCACCAACGCTGTTCCACCAGCTTTCTTGATCTGCTCTATGTTCCAAAGTTGAAGTTCTGAAGGCTTTCCATTTGGTGCCTTAAGTTCGACACCCAAGAAGTGACCGTTGCAGCAGATCAGCAGATCAGGGATCCCACTTTTGGTGTACGCTGCACCTGCCCAATACTTCAGGAACCAACAACCTTGATCCTTAAGGAACTTCTTCACTTTGTTTTCAAAGGATTTTTCAGCAGCCATTAGTCATATCTTCCTTCACATTGAAGGTTCATGACTTGCTTCCCATTGAAGTAAACGTCAATATCAGATGAATAATATCCATTTTGATATGAATAACAAGGTATAAAGAACATGTGTGTTCCTTCACTTCCAAACCTAAAACCACTTCCTTCAACTGCTTCAAAGATAAGTTCTTCATTAAACACTGTGTTCTTTGCTGATTCTTCTATCTGTCCAAAGTCAGCATAGTTGTGTTCACAACAATCCTGATCATGATCAAAAGTGATCTTTGAACCATTATCAAATGCAATATGTTCAGAATTAACTTCAATAATTTTCATAACTCATTCCCCTTTCTTACTTGATAGTAACCTTCACATAAGCTGACTTATTGCTTGTCTTACTGCATTCATCAGCAATATCAGGATATTTCTTTTTCAGCTTTGCGCTGTCAATGCTGGTGGATGTTGTTGCTGCAACATAGGTGATGTTCAGGATCTCACTTTCAAACTTCTTGATCCCATGGACTTCCATTGCCTTCTGAAGCTTTTCCTTCAGTTCCTTTTCCTGATCTTCAAGCTGCTTCTTCTGTGTGATCACATTTGCGATTGACTGAAGAACTGAAACTTGACCTTGCTGAAATTCAACCAGTGCAGCATCTTGATCCCATTCTTCATGGATTGCGTTTCCGCATGTTTCAACATCCATGTCACACACTTCGTCACACGTTTCCTTGTCACTGCAACTGAAGCAGCACATGTCTTTTCCCTTTGGGCATTCGCCATTTTTACATTTAATCATTTTGTGCAACCTTCCTTTCTTCTTTCAAATAGATTTCTTTGATTTGCTTTCCAAATTCAAGTGCAGCTTGATGATCATCAAAGTAAACATCAATGATCTTGCTGTCATACTTTTCAACAATCCAGTTCGCTGGTCTGTCATGAACCACATATTCTTGACCGTCAATCACGATCACTGATCCAAGTTCAAGATCCTTTGGTGCTGCCACCGACACACCTTGTTCAAGTTCGATCATTGCTGATCCATACACAATCCCATCAGGTCTGTTCTTTGCCCATTCACCACAACAGATTTCACAACTGCAATATGCGGTGATGGTGTATTCACCAAGTGAAGTGATCAATGGTTCAGGTTCTACTTCTGCAACCGCTAAAACTTCAGGAAACTGAACTTTTGGTGTAAAAAAATATACTTGATGTTGATGTACTTCTTCAACTGCTTCAACTGGATCAGGTTTGATCAAAAGTGCTGTGACAGATGAAGAAACCACTGCGGTGATCACCAGGCTGATGATCCAAGTTCTTATGAACTTTTTAGTGTTTACTTTCATACTCTTTGAATAGGTCATCACTATAATCCTTTCTCATTTCCAATGTTTGAAGAATATCTTCTTCAACGGATCCAGCGCACATCATGAAATAATAAAAACAATGCTGATTTTGACCGATCCTGTGGGTTCGTTTCTTGCTTTGTTCAAACAGTTCCGATGACTGTGGAAGCGTGAAATATATCACTTTGTTTGCTTTCTGAAGGTTCAATCCCATGGCACCAGCCTGATATTGAACAAACGTCACACTGTCATCACTTTCTTCATAAGCTTTCAGATCCTTGACTGATCCATTGATGATGCTGATCGGTCTTTCTTCAACCAGTGCTGCAAGTGCAGCCAGTTCATCATTGAAGTTATAAAACACAATCAGTCTGTCATTTGTCGATTCAAGCAGATCCTTGAAAGCATCAAGCTTGTCCTTGTTATAGTGACCACAAAGTATCCTTGAATATAATCGCTTTGTCAGGATCGTGTCACCAACCAGTTCTTTTTCATCAATCTTGATGATCCCACTTCTGATGAACTTCTTGTATTCCTTGGATGCTGGAACCATGACCTTATTGAAGATCTGATCAGGAAGATCAAACACTTCTTCAGATTTCATGAAAACCGCACCATGTTGCCTTAACTTTTGCTTCAACCTTTCAACATTCTTGTAACCGTTGACTTGCCTTCTGAAGAAACCATCTTCATTTTCAACCCATTCACTGTCCACATACTGCTTCCAGTAAAGTTCCTTTGTGATCTTCCATCCAAGAAGCTTCAGCTGCGAATACAGATTTTCATACTTGCCAGCTGTTGGTGTTCCTGATAGCAGGATCACATTGTCAGGTTCCATTTTAAGTACGAATTTTGACCGTTTTGCGCTTTCATTTTGGATCATGGAACTTTCATCAAGGATCAATGTGAAATCTTCAATCTGAAGTAATTCTGACCGCCTGAAGGTCAATTCATAGTTGATCACACCAATGATCATATATGGGTATAAATTTTCCTGCTGATAAGTTTGACCAGTCCATTCATCATAAATTTCATTTGGTTCAACAGCTGCTTTTGCTTCTGTCATAAACCCTTCAAACTGCTTTTTGTTTGTCAGATCAAAGATTAAATCATCACAACAAAAGTCTTTATCATGCGTTGCATAGTAAGTCCTGAAGTGCTGGATCCAGTCATTGACTTTTGACTTCTGACAGATCAGCAGGTTCACTGTGGATCCAAGCTGCATCATCTTTTCTGATCCAACAAAAGTCTTTCCCAAACCCATGTCCAAGTAATATGCAACCCTGTTTTGATCACTGGTGTCATCCAGTGCTTTCTGTTGGTGTGGATATAGTTGCAATTTATTCACCACCTTTACATGTAAACTTTTTCTTCAAAATATCTTTTGCTGATCTTTCCAGGGATCACAATCTTACCTTGTTCTTCAAGTTCCTGATTCAACTTTCTGATGATCCTGTAAGCTGAACTTTCAGAAACATCCAATATTTCAGCAACATCCTTTGCATTGAAGAATTTACTCACTTTCTTTTCAACCACTTACACCACCTTCCTTCCTGTAAGTTTATGAACCTAAACTTTTAGGGTTAAAAAATAAGCTGGTATTTCTTCAGCTGTGATGTTGAGAACTTCAGCTGCTTTGGATATTTCCTTCTGTGACCATTCAACCTTATTGTTCAACTTGGCTGAAATTGAAGTTGTTGACATACCCATTGCAGAAGCAAATGCTTCCTGTGTGCTGAAAACTTCCCTGATTCTTCCCCTTAGCTTGCTGTAATCAAAAGCCATACTTAACACCATCCTTTCTACTTAATCTCATTTACACTGAAGCTAATGTCAGCATCAAAACCAAACTTTTCACCAATTGTTTCCCTGATCACATCTTCAAGATCATCTTCATAATCACCTGGAAGATCTTCTTCAATTATTGTCACCACGAATTGACGAACAACCATTTGATAATCTAATGTATTTTCTTCCACGTTTTAACCCACTTCCTTTCTTGGTTTATCAACATAAACTGACTTTTTTCAAAGTTTAGTATCATAAACTTACAACCATCTTAACACAACCCTGAAAAATTTGTCAACACAAAATATCCAATTTCCTAAACTTTTTTTCAATTAAAGTTTTATTTTCTTAAACTTTGGTGTATAATTGTTCTATAAAGGTAGGTGTTAATATATGAAAGAATCGTTCACTAAAAGATTGAATGAAGCTATGAATATACGTGGAATGAAACAAGTGGATCTTGTTGAAAAGACTGGAATTGGAAAATCAGCAATAAATCACTATGTATCAGGGAAGTATGAAGCAAAACAAAAGGCTTTATATTTACTTGCACAAGCTTTAGATGTAGATGAAGCCTGGTTGATGGGTTATGATGTGGCAATGGATAAGGTTGATTCTGAAGAATACATTGATAATTTATATAAAATTGAAACCAGGAAACTTCCTGTACTTGGAACCATTGCTGCAGGTGATCCAATTCTTGCTGAAGAAAATATTGAATATTATGTGGAAGCTGGAACCAGCATCAAGGCTGACTTTTGTTTAAAAGTCAAAGGTGATAGCATGATTAATGCAAGGATCATGGATGGTGACATTGTTTTCATTAGAAAGCAAGAAACTGTGAATGAAGGTGAAATTGCTGCAGTGCTAATTGATGATGAAGCTACTTTGAAAAGGGTTTATAGAACCAATGGTGAT